CATTACCAAAAACTGTGATCTGCTTACAGATTAACACAACCCCACCGAGCGAAGACAAAAAACTGCAAGCATGGATGAACAATCAGGCATAAATCTGTTAAACGAATTGGCTGAAGAGCGGAGAATAGCCTGCCTGCGGAGTGTGGCCTCTTTCCACTACTTTTATACACTGTTTTGGGACGTTATCAGCTCTGAAGAGTACGTTGATAACTGGCACATTAAGCTAATCTGTGATGAACTTCAGGAAGTGGGGTTAAGGATCGCACGAAGGGAGGACAACCCCTATGATATTATTTTCAACATCCCGCCCGGAATGTCCAAAAGCTCTATCATTTCACAGGCATGGCCGGTATGGTTATGGCTCATTGATCCTTCGATTGTGATTATTGTTACTTCACATGGCAGGGAACTGGCAGAGGATAACAGCCTGAAGAGTAAGGCTATTTTCAAAAGCCAACGGTTCTATGAGTATTTTCAGGACTATTTTCACAAGGTACACGGGCATTATATCAGGCTAATCCGGGACAATATCATGGCATGGGGAAACAACTTCGGAGGTATCCGTTATTCCTGCGGCTCAGGGGGTACAACGGGCCGTCATGCTCATGTGGTTATCAATGACGATCCGATCAGCGCGGAGCAAGCGGAATCAGACGCACACCGGCGTAGGGTGTGGAGATTCTTGACCCGCACGCTGGCCAGTAGGATGGTCAATAAGAAAATGACTCCAACGATTACCGTCATGCAAAGGCTCCATGAGGATGATCCAGCAGGGCGCGCGTTAAAGAGCAACCAAAAAATCAAACATTACTGTTTACCCGCCGAGGTATCGGATAAGGTTCAACCTTGTGAGCTGAAAGAAATGTATGTTGACGGACTTTTGGACCCGGTAAGACTTGATAGAGATGTGCTGAAAATTCAATTTGATAAACTCCAGAGTTATGGGTACTCCGGTCAATATGGACAGAACCCGTTTCCAGAAGGCGGGGGAAGGATCAAAAAAGAATGGTTTGTGTTCATTGAACCTGGAGAGGTACCTGATGGGATTGTATGGGATCTTTGGATTGATGGGGCTTATACGGACAAAACATCAAATGACCCCAGCGGGTTGATGGTTGCCGGACATGACCTTGTTAATCACAGAATGATCATCCGACACTTTCGGAATGCTTATATGGGTATGCCTGAACTATTAAAATTTATCCCTGATTATTGCAAGTCTTACGGGGTTGGAAACATTGGACAGATTCATATTGAGCCAAAAGCATCCGGGTTATCACTTATCCAAATGCTAAGGGCTGAAAGAGTTAATGACGTGTTCCAGATTAAGAACAAACTGGTCGGTTTGGGGAAAGAGGCCCGGAGCAACACAGCAGCCCCAAAGGTTGAGAGCGGGCAGATTCTCATTGTCCGCGATAACTGGAACGATGAATTTATTGACCAATGTACGGGATTCCCAAACGCTTCGCACGACGAGGCCGTGGACCTGATAGGTTATGCAACATACAGGTATTTAGTCATTGAGTAAAAAAAGCGATGATTTCAATTATAATTCATTGAAATAACTTACATTTGATCTTTCGTACTCCATTTCTGTTTGTTTTTTGCTATTGGTTTGGCCCCCGGACTCCAAAAATCCGGGGGTTTTTTCGTTTCGTATTGAAATAATGTTTTATCTTTGAGTTCGCTTCATGGGAAATATTAAGGTTAGTCCGGTCAGGGGTTGAAACTCTGGCCGGATTTTTTGTAACAATCGTTACAATTTATTTGTATAACTTTGTAGCACAAACATGATAACCAGATGATACTTTCGCCTGAACAAGTCCAGATAGAAGCTCTAAGGCCAACAAAACAGCCCATTCTATCCATGCGCGAGGATGCTGTAAGGCTTCGCAGAAACTACTACGGTGAAGGATTGGGGGAGTATCTGACAAAGATCAACCAATACGAAAATGAGGCGCAATTCCAGCTAAGAAAGAAGTTTGCAGAAACTAACAGGGCCTTGATGGATGACCTGTTAAGACCTCTTGACAACCTGTTTTCAGCAAAAGGAGGGGCGAGGGTATATAAAACAGCTGATGAAAAGCTAACAACCCAGTTAATTGATAACCTGACAGATGTGCGGGATGGTGAAGGGATTCAATCCTTTATGAAGTTTACCTATACAGAACACCTGATGACGAACCCAGGCGGGCTGATTTGGATGGAGAAAGATCAGTTCAATCAGGAAAAAGCCCGGCTTACGATCAAGGGTATAGGAATGATCAAGAACTATGAGGTATCCGGTATCATTCCGCAATTCGTGGTTTTCGAGCCTCATGAAGTCACTGATAAATACCAGCTTCTTTATGTTGTTGACGATGTGGCTTACTACCTTGTACGCATAACCAAGGGAAAGACCACCTTAACCAAAGAGGAAAAAGAATTAGGTAAGAGAGAGGATAAAGCGGAGGAAGTGTTCAATGTAGCAACCATCGAATCATTTACCAAGCACCTTTTAACCCGTGTTCCTGGGGTTGTGATTTCTCCCATAACAGACAGCCGGAAAAAGACGAAAATAAGCCCCATTGAGAAACAGATGGAGCTTTTTGATTTATACTCTGTTGACAATTCCGTTAAGCAGATATATCAGTTCCTACATGGATACCCGCGTTACTGGGAGTACTTGTCGGAGTGTCCGACTTGTAAGGGTACAAAGTTGGTTGACGGCGAACCATGTCCGGATTGTAAAGGAACTGGACGTAATACCAAAAAGGACGTTTCGGATATCCTCTACCTGAAACGGCCAAACAAGGAGTTAGGTGAGGATGCACCTTCGCCGGATGTAGCCGGATATGTCCAGCCTGATCTTGAAACATGGCGGGAAATGCGGGTTGAACTGGAGCATAAGCGGAACCGGATATACTACTCACTTTGGGGGACTTTGGTTGAACGAAAGGACAACGAAACGGCCACCGGAAGGTTCATAGACACCCAGCCGGTCCATAACAAGCTGTCCGACCTTGCAGATACTTACGAAACTGTTGAGGCCAAAATCACTTATTTGCTGGGGAAATTCTATCTACCTAATAGCTTTCAGAATTGCTGGGTAACCTATGGCCGCAGGTTCATGATCGAAACACCTGATCAGGTCTGGGATAAATACCTGATAGCAAAAGAGAAAAAGGCCCCGATCCATGTACTTGACTTGCTGCTGGAACAATTCTATCAAAGTGAATATAAGGGTAACCCTGAGGAGCTGGCATACTACCTTAAGCTCATTCGACTGGAGCCGTTCGTTCATTACACGGTTGAAGAAGTGAAACTTTTTGTCGACAATAAAGAACTCCGAAAACAGAAGTACTATTTCGGGGAGTGGATCAAGACCGTTACCCAGCCTGAAGTAATTATAAAAAACATCGAACAGTTAACTACTCTTTTTAATACTTACTTAAATTCAATCAAAGATGACGCTGAAGAGGTATCAGGCGTATGAATTTACGCCCCCTAAGGACGGTAAGGGTAACATTGCAGACCGTTCGGCAAAGGCTTATAGGGTTGGTAATCCTATTGGCCGACCCGTGACCCTCAAGCCTGAGGACGTGCTGGCTCTTAATGAGCAGAAGTACAACACCATGAAGGTGTATGAATTGGTGCCGGAAAAATTACCGGCCAAAGAAGTGAAACCGGCCAAAGAAGTGAAACCAGAATAAACTGTCGGACGTTCCGTACAGAAAGGAAAAAAATGTTATCAAAAGACACCCTGACCAAGTTAGCAGCCGTGCTGTCGATTACGGTCGAAGACTTTGAGAATAAGATCAAGGCAGAAAAAGAGGAGGCTTTGGAAGTTCCGGCTCTCTTTAATCAGGCCCAGATTGATCTTCTCAAAAAAACCAGATTTGAAGAAGGTAAAAAGGCAGCTGGTGAAATCTCAGTTAAAGAACTCCGGGAAAAGTTCGGAATTCAGACTGAAACAAAAGATTTTGATGAGCTGTTTGAAAAGTACGGGGAGAAGGTTAAATCAGAAGTTCTGAAAAACCCATCCGACCGGGAAAAGCAACTGAACGAGGACTTGACCAAACTCCGCGATAAGATCAAAAACGATTCCGAAAGCTGGGGAAAAGAAAAGCTAAACCTTGAATCATCCATTTATCAGGAACGGGCAACCGGACAACTGTTGGGGCTTATCCCTGAAGGAACGATCATTCCACGGACTGATATTCTTACCCTCTTCCGATCTGAACACGAGGTTGTAAATCTCGACGGCAAAACGGCAATTAAGAAAAACGGTCAAATATTGAAGGATACCTTAGAACAACCTGTTGCTATTGATTCAGTGGTTAAAACATGGCTCGATGAACGAAAGTTTGTTAAGCCTGGTGCCGGTGGATCGGGTGGCGATGGTGGTTCAGAAGGAGGTACCCCGAAACTGAAAACGATGACTGAGTTTATGACTTATTGCCAGAGCAAGGGAATTGCCCCGCTTTCGCCTGAAGGGTTGAAACTTCGTACTGAACTTGCAAAAGATCCTGAATGGGATCAGCATAAGTAACGTAACTAAAACTTTTAACGAATGAGTTATTTTGTTCCTTCAGCCCTCGTAAATGGTCAAGCCAAATTACTTGAGGGCATTACCAAAGGGGAATGGAGGCTCCCGGATTCAGCCGTCATCGGTATGATCCAGAAAGGACTGCCTACCAATCCGCTGCTTAATGATCTTCGCACCCGCGAGGATCGCGCCGTTTATGGCTATATGCCTATCCGGCAGGCAGAAGGTGCGGGTACCGCCCGCGCGCATGACCATACGGGAAACCGTGGAGATTCTCAGAGTGTGGCTATCAGTTGGTCAACCATTCAGGAGGCTTTCAGTATTTCCCTGAAACAGGCCGGAAACAACATTTTCACCTTTGAGGAAATGTATTATTATTCCATGCGGGACAGGCTCAATGCCTTGATTAACCGTCTGGATACTGCTACTGTTGCCAACATTCTGGCTGGTAAATCGGGTTATTCCGCTGGTGGGGGCCGTGGAGAATTCAACACTACCCCTGACGTTTACGAAGTCCCGAAAGCAGAAGAAAACTATTTCTTCCAGAATGTTCAGAGTGTCATGCAGTTTAATCGCTGGAATGGCCCGCTGATGGGTATTGTTGACAATCAGGCCGGTATGCTTGCATCCCGCTTACTTGCTCAGGGTTCAGCCAATGCCACCAACTTTGGCTTCCAGTTCGCCGGTATGGAACTCCTGAAAACCACCAAGAGCCTTTTGGGCTCTGATTATGCTGGTTCAGGGCTGTTCTTTGAAACTGGTGCTGTT